CGCTGGAGATGACGGGGGATTATACGCCGAAGAGCCGGTTGGAGGTGGGGAAGGCGGCGAAGGGGGTGGAGGGGTTGAGCGATGCGGAGCTGGCGGAGTGGATTGGGGAGGTGGGAAGTGATCAGTCGGGGGAGGATGAGGGGATGGAGGCGGTGGGGTGAGTGGGGTGTGGGGGGCGCATTGCGGGCATGTGTTTTGGTTTTTGGTGTTGGTGTATGGGGTGGTGTGGGTGGTGAGGAGGTTGAGGCGGCGGTGAGGGTGGGGCGGTCGCAGGGAAGGGCGACCCGAGATGGGGTAGATGGAGGTAGGGCAGATGGTGACCTGGAGGCTGGAGGGGCAGCGATGGGGATGGGTGGGTCGCCCGTACAGGATGAGGGTGGGGCGGTGAGATTGGGATGAGGTTTATGGGTATGGGTATGAGTACGGTGGTGGGGCAAGTGGGGCGGGGGGAGGCGAGGCGGGAGCTGGCGAGGCGGGAGCTGGCGAGGCGGCACCTGGGCGCTTATTGTGAGTATGTTTCGCCGTGGTTTCAGCAGCCACGGCATGTTCGGTATGTGGCGGGTTTGTTGGAGCAGGTGGAGCTGTACGTGCGGTCGAGGGGGAGGGAGGGGTTGGGGCGGTTGTTGATTATGGAGCCGCCACGACACGGGAAGAGTGAGCTGGTGAGCAGGCATTTTCCGGCGTGGGTGTTGGGACGGAATCCGGATTGCCGGATTATTTTGTGCAGTTATGGGGCGGATCTGGCGGAGAAGAGCAGCCGGGCGCTGCGGGATCAGGTTGGAGGGGGGAGGTTTGGGAATGTGTTTGGGCAGGGGTTTATGACTTCTCCACCGATGAACACCGATGAACACAGATTGGTGGAGGGGGGAGAAGGGGGCGCACACGCAGGTGGGGCGGTGCGGTTGAGCGAGGATAGCAGGAGTGTGGCGGCGTGGGATCTGGCGGCACCGCACCGGGGTGGGTTGGTGGCGGCGGGGGTGGGTGGGGCGATCACGGGGCTGGGGGCGAATTTGATGGTGGTGGATGATCCGGTGAAGAATCGGGAGGAGGCGGAGAGTGAGCCTGCCCGGCGCCGGTTGTGGGAGTGGTGGACTTCGACGGCGTATACGCGCTTGGAGGATGGGGCGGCGGTGGTGGGGATGTTGACGAGGTGGCATACGGATGATTGGGCGGGGAAGCTGTTGAAGCAGGTGGAGGAGGAGGCGAGGGCGGACCGGTGGGAGGTGGTGGTGTTGCCTGCTATTTGGGAGGGGGAGGAAGTGCAGTTTCACACGAAGGACACGAAGGGTACACAAAGGGACACGAAGGTTTTAGAGGGGGGGGAGGCAGAGATAACCGCAGAGACGCAGAGAGGCGCAGAGAGCGCGGAGTTTTTGGAGGGGGAGGAGGCGGAGATTGCTTCGCTGGAAGGGCGCCAGCTCGCAATGACAAAGGGGAGGGATGTGTTGGGGAGGGGGGTGGGGGAGGCGTTGTGGCCGGAGAAGTATGGGGTGGAGGATTTGCAAAGGATCCGGGCGAATGTGGGGGAGTATGACTGGGAGGCGTTGTATCAGCAGAGGCCGTACAGCCGGTCGATGGGCTTTTTTAGGCGGGAGTGGTTTTCGATCGTGGAGAAGGGGCCGGAGGCGGAGGAGATCGTGGGGCGGGTGAGGGCGTGGGATAAGGCGGGGACGGCGAAGGGGAGCGGGGGGGATTATGCGGTGGGGGTGTTGTTGGCGATGACGAGGGGTGGGGTGGTGTATGTGGAGGATGTGGTGCGGGGGCAGTTCCGACCATTGGAGAGGGAGGAGGCGATCGAGAGGGCGGCGCTGTTGGACCTGGTGCGGGTGGGGCCTGCGACGTTGATCTGGCACCAGCAGGATCCGGGGAGTGCGGGGTTGGATAGCGCGGAGGCGACGAGCAGGCGGTTGGCGAGGCATGGGTTTAGGGCGCAGTTCGAGACGGTGACGGGTAGTAAGGAGGTGCGGGCGGGGCCGTGGAGTACGATGTGTCAGGGGGGTGGGGTGCGGTTGGTGCGGGGTGGGTGGAACGAGGCGTTTATTGCGGAGCATGAGGCGTTTCCGAGGGGCAGGTTCGATGATCAGGTGGATGCGTCGAGCTGGGGGTTTGGGAAGTTGGGGACGGGGACGATGGAGGGGAAGCTGTTCTTTTGAGGCGTTGGAAGGGTAAGGGCGTTTACCACAAAGGACACGAAGGACACGAAGGGTTTAAATCTTTCCACCGATGGACACAGATGGACACCGATGGGACGATAAAAAAGGATAGGAGGATGAGATGGCGACGTTGAGGGAGTGGTTTAAGCGGTATTGGGCGGTGGAGAGTAAGGCGCCGGTGGTGAAGCGGTTTGTGGTGACGAAGGCGACGGATGTGAAGCATCGCAACGGGATCCAGGGGGGGAAGGTGGGGGTGTTGGGGCCGGGGACGGTGGAGCATCCGACGCTGGTGGATGTGGATATGAATGAGTGGTTCGATGATGCGCGGATCGTGCGGGTGGTGGGGTGGGATCCGGTTCCGGCGAATTGGTGGTGCGAGGGGCCAAACGAGGGGCTGCCGGAGCAGGAGCAGGAGTGGTGGTGCAATAAGAGTGTGTTGCGTCCGTTTGGGGAGTTGGAGGGGGATGTGTTGAGGATGCATCTTACTTTTAATTTGAAGACGAGAAGTATTGAGGCGGTGTGGGACGAGTAAGGCGTTTACCACAAAGGACACGAAGGACACGAAGGTTTTTGGAACAGGTTAAGAGCATTTACACAGATGGACACAGATAAGTGCGGATGAACACAGATGGAGCTCTTTTTGGTGGAGTGTTGGGATGAGTAGATTTGGGCGGCGGTTGAAGGCGGCGGTGCGGGCGTGGAGTGCGGGTCCGGCGGAGGTGGGCAGGTGGGAGGCTGGGCAGAGGCACGATGATGCGACTTATTCTCCGGCGGAGTATGGGTCGTATTTGACGACGTCTAATCCGATCTATACGTGTGCGACGATCCGGGCGGATGCGCTGGGGACGTTGAAGTTTGTGGCGTTCAACGAGGATGAGGATGGGCGGCGGGAGAAGGTGGGGCGGTCGGAGGTGACCAGTTTGCTGCGGAAGGTGAATCCGTTTTGGACGATGAACCGGCTGCTGGTGATGACGGAGCTGAGTATGTGCATTTGGGGGCGGTGTTATTGGGCGGTGGAGCGGGGGGGGAGTACGATGGGGAAGCCGAGTGAGATTTGGTGGTTGAAGCCGAGTAAGGTGAGTGTGGTGCCGCATGCGGTGAAGTATATTGAGAAGTTCGAGTATGGGGTGGCGGGGGAGAACCAGCCGCTGGTGTTTTTGCCGCATGAGGTGGTGTGGTTCCGGTTTCCGAATCCGTTGGATGAGTTTGGGGCGTTGAGTCCGGTGAGTGCGGCGCGGTTGGGGGCGGATGTGGCGAGCGCGGCGGGGAAGAGTAACTGGCAGTTGTTCAGGCAGGGGTATCAGATGGGCGGGGTGGTGAGTCCGAAGGCGGGGCGGTATTTTACGCCGGAGCAGGCGACGGACCTGGAGAAGGATCTGGACCGGCGGTTCAGGGGGGTGGATCGGGCGCACCGGTGGGGTGTGCTGCGGTATGAGATGGAGCTGAAGGAGATGGGGGTGACGCCGAAGGATGCGGAGTTCCTGGGGGCGCTGCAGTGGGGTTTGGAGGAGGCTTGCCGGGCGTATAAGGTGCCGTTGGATATGGTGGGCGGGCAGCGGACGTATGAGAACGTTAGAGCATCGGACCGGGCGTTTTGGATGCGGGCGATGTGGCCGGAGGCGGAGTTCATTGGGAGTGAGGTGACGGAGCAGTTGCTGCCGATGTTTGGGGCGGGGGCGCCTGACCTGGTGGCGTTGGATTTGAGTCATGTTCCGGCGCTGCAGGAGGAGGAGGGGGAGCAGTGGAAGCGGGAGATGGGTCAGTTGCAGATGAAGGTGATCACGATCAATGAGTGGCGGGAGAGTAAGGGGCTGGAGCCGGTGGATTGGGGGGAGGAGCCGGTGGGGCAGACCGCAGATAACGCAGATGGCGCGGATGACGCGGATGAGGAAGGGGAGAGGGGGGGGCAGGGCGTTTCACACGAAGGACACGAAGGAAACACGAAGGGCACGAAGGAAAAGAAACCTTGTCCACCGATGAACACCGATGAACACCGATTTGAGGGAAGGGGGGTGGAGTTTGGGGGGGAGGAGCATGCGAGGGTTTGGAGGCGGTTTGTGCGGCGGGGGGGGCGGTGGGAGAGGCGGTGGACGAAGATGACGGTGGGGTTGTTCGAGAGGCAGCGGGAGGGGATTTTGGATCGGTTGAAGCAGAGGGGGGAGAAGTTCTCTCCACCGATGAACACCGATGAACACCGAATTTTGGGAGAGGAGATTGCTTCGACGGGAGAGCACCGTCTCGCAATGACAAGGGGGGTGGAGCCGTTTGATATGGGGGAGTGGATTGCGCGGTTTAAGCGGGAGGCGAAGGCGCTGCTGCGGGAGCTGTTGGAGGAGGTGGGGGAGGAGGCGTTGGATGATCTGGCGGTGGGGGTGGGGTTCGATATTGGGGCGGAGGAGGTGATCCGGTTTCTGGAGAGGCGGGCGCAGCGGTTTGCGCGGAAGGTGAATGAGACGACGTGGGAGCTGTTGCGGGAGAAGCTGGGGGAGGCGATCGAGGCGGGGGCGGGGATCCCGGAGATGGAGGGGATTGTGAACGAGGTGATGAAGGGGCGGATCGAGAGTACGCCGGAGACGATCTCGAGGACGGAGGTGGTGGGGGCGCAGAATGGGGGGACGCTGTTGGCGTGGGATCAGAGCGGTGTGGTGGAGAGCAAGAGCTGGCTGGCGGCGCTGGATGATCGGACGAGAGATTCGCACCGGGAGGCGCATGGTCAGACTGTTGGTCTCAATGAGGATTTTGTGGTGGGGGATGCCCGGGGGCCTGCGCCGGGGCAGATGGGTGAGGCGGATGAGGATATCAATTGCAGGTGTACGATGACGGCGGTGTTGAAGGAAAGTGGTTAAAGGATCAGTACGAATTTTACGAATGGACGAATGGGACGAATAAGAGCTTTAACCACAAAGGACACGAAGGACACGAAGGATTTTGGTGCAATGACAGGAGGATGAGGATGGAGAAGATTTTTTTGAGGGCGTATATGGTGCGGAAGGATGGGGAGGAGGGGGCGGCTGGGGAGGTGATCCGGTTCAAGGCTTCGACGGAGGGTGTGAAGCGGGACGGGTTGATGGTGGATCCGCAGGGGTGGAAGCTGGATAATTTCCGGAAGAATCCGGTATTTTTGTGGGTGCACGATTATTTCGGGCGGAACCTGCCGATCGGGAAGGTCACGTCAGTCAACGTGGAGGATAAGACGTTGGTGTCGGACGTGGTGTTCGATCAGGAGGATGAGTTTGCCCGGGCGGTCGAGCGGAAGTACCGGACGGGGTTTTTGAATGCGGTGAGTGTGGGGTGGAATACGGTGGCGTTCAGGCCTTCGAAGGGGGGTGAGGCGCCGGTGATCACGGAGGCGGAGCTGCTGGATATTTCGGCGGTGCCGGTGCCGGGGGATCCGGATGCGCTGATGGAGCGGGAGGGGGCGGGGTTGAGGGCGTTGTACCGGCAGTTGGGGAGTCTGTTGGAGGATGGGGAAACCTTTCCACCGATGGACACCGATGAACACCGATATATGGATGCGAGGGCGGGGGCGGTGTTGAGCTCGAGGAATCGGGGGGATCTGGAGCAGGCGGTGGGGTTGATCCAGGGTGTATTGGAGAGGGGGAAGAAGGAGGAGGAGGGGGAGGATGAGGAGAGGGGGATCAGTGATCAGTTACCAGTGATCAGTGATCAGCCGGGGGAGATGGGCCTGGACGAGGCGTTGGAGACGCTGAGACGGGTAAGCGAACAAATCAATCAAATCAAGGTGCACACAGGAGGTGCATGATGGCTACTGAATTAGAAGGTATGTTGGCAGATATCCAGGCGCGGTTGACTGCGCTGGGTGAGAGTGTGAGCGAGGGGCGGGTGAAGCAGATCGTGGAGACGAGCCTGCAGGGGCTGTTGGGCCAGCCGGAGTTTGCACGCAAAATGCGGTTTGCAGCGGAGCCGAAGCTGGTGGGTTCGAAGTTCAGCCGGTGGAACCTGAACGTGGCCGATATCGAGTGGCTGTACGATGTGATGGAGGCGAACCGGGTGTTGGGGCAGGGGCCGAGCGAGGAGCTGACCCGGGCGTTCAACGATATCTCCGAGGCGTATTACCTGCCGATGGAGGAGGTGCGCCGGATCGACCGCCAGGCGATCGATAACCTTTTCCCGCGTTTGACCCGCCACAATCGGGCTGCTTATGAGGCAGCGATGCGGGCGATGGACACCGCTGAATCGGGATATGGCAGCCAGCTGATCGGGGCGCAGTACGTTGGCGATCTGTGGGAAGGGGCGCGGGCGCAGAGCCGGATCTTTAACCTGCTGGATTCGTTCGAGATGACGGCACCGACGGCGTACGCACCCATCGAGGCGGACCTGCCGGAGCTGATGTTCGCATCGGAGAACACGTCGGGGACGGCAAGCGATTATTCGACCACGAAGACGGGGTCGAACCGGGTGACTGTTTCGGCGGTGAAGTTCATCCTGCACCAGGTATGGTCGGGCGAGATGGAAGAGGATGCGATCCTGCCGTTCGTGCCGTACCTGCGGCGCCAGGCGCAGCTCTCGCTGTCGCACTATTCGGACAGCGCCGTGCTGAACGGCGATACCACCAATGCAGCGACCGGGAACATCAACCTGGACGATGCGGATCCGGCGGATACCAAGCACTACCTGGCATTCGATGGGATCCGGCATGCGGCAATCAGCGATAACACCAACAATCTGAGCAACATGGGCGGTGTGGCGCTGGATTACGACCATGTGCTGGGGCTGCGCAAGCTGATGCTGGACACTACCTACCTGATGGATTGGGGTCACCCGACCATGGCGGAAGACCTGGTGTTCGTGGCAGACCCGACGAGCTGCGATGAGATCAGCATGCTAGACGAGGTGAAGACGGTGGATCAGATCGGGCCACGGGCGACCGTGCTGACCGGGCAACAGGGTTTGATCGCCAACCATCCGCTGATCAGCAGCATGGCAATGAGCAAGACCGAGGCGGATGCGAAGGTGAGCACCACGGCGGGCAACAACACGCTGGGCCAGGTGGCTGCTTTCAATCGCCGGGGTATGAAGGTGGGTTGGCGACGCCGGGTGAAGATGGAAGTGGAGCGCCTGCCGGGACGCGACCAGACGCGGATGATCTACAGCCTGCGCATGGGTTTGGGGCGCTTCAGCCCGACCGGGGCTGCGAGCGGGATCGAGTGGGCGGCGGTGTTGTACAACATCAGCCTGGCCTGAAATTAACCCCTTATGGGGCGGACACAAAGGTCCGCCCCTACGGGGATGAAACCAAAACTGTTTAGAGTAACGGAGGTGTGAAATGACAGTTATCAAGGGACATACTGGCAAGGGTCAGTTGATCGCATTGAACTTTATGCAGGATGCGGTGGCGGCGAGCCAGAGCGACGTGCAGCTGATGGTGGCTGAGGTGGCTTCGGCGGCGAACCTGGGGGTGGATGCGGTGGAGATGCCGTGGGAAGGGGAGATCGTGGGGATCAGTTATGCGCTGAGCGCTGCATCGACGGCGGGGACGCTGACGGTGGGGGCGACGATCAATGGGTCGGAGGATGCGTCCACTACCAAGTCGGTGACGACTACCCAGCGGGATACGAAGCGGGTGAGCCGGGGGGATGCGAAGTTCAATGCTTCGGATTATCTGGGGGTGGAGATCTCGACGACTTCCGGCTGGACGGCGACCACGGCTGATCTGTTGGTCACTCTGTGGGTGCTGGTGTACCTGGAAGGGGTGTAGCGATGGGATCTGAGACTGTGCAGTATCCAATTGAAGGGCATTGGGTGCGGTCGAAGGCGATCGAGCTGACTTCGGGGACGATTGCGGTGATCGATGTTCCGGCCAACACGTTCATCCCGCCGTTTGGGGTGGTGATCGATGTGGTGACGTTGTTTGCGGGCGGGACGCCGAGCATCGACGTGGGGGACGGGAGCGACACGGACGGCTGGATCGATACGACCAATATCACGGAGACGACCGCAGCGATGTATGCGGGCACGGCGGCTGCAGGGGCGGCTTATTCTGTGACCGGGAAGGTGTACACGAGTGCGGACACAATCGATGTGGTGGTTTCGACCGGGCTGACGGCAGGGAAGGCGTATGTGTTCGCTTACCTGGTGCCGATCGGGGATGTGTTGGACTAACCTAAAGGGGGCGGACACACAGGTCCGCCCCTACGAGGATTCTATGCGAGAAGTGGCGCTGGTGGGTTTTGCGGATGGGACGCGGGAGGGGTGGCGTGAGCTGCCTGCGACGGTGGAGATCTGGACGGTGAATTTTGCGTGGCGTTACGGGATCGAGCGGATCAGCCGTTTGTTCGAGATGCACCGGGTGGAGAAGCTGGAGGAGGATGCGCTGCTGAGCCAGAAGAGGCATGATGAGCTGGGGGGGCAGGAGCCTTTCGAGGCGCAGCATTGGGCATGGCTGCAGGGGGTGAGGGATTTTCCGGTGGTGATGCTGGCGGAGGATGAGCGGATCCCCAGGAGCGAAGCTTATCCGCTGGGGGAGGTGGAGTTGTGCTTTGGGCGGGAGGCGTTCAGCAGCAGTATGGATTATCTGCTGGCGCTGGCGATCTATGAGGGGTACGAGCGGATCTATGTGCTGGGGGTGGAGATGGGGAGCGAGACGGAGTATGCGTACCAGAGGCCAAATTTTTTGTATTGGCTTGGCCAGGCGGAGGGTCGGGGGGTGGAGGTGGTGCTGCCTGAGGGCTGCGGGTTGCTGCCGCGGCGAAGGTATGGGTATGAGGATTATCAGATGGTGAGCAGGCAGACACTGGAGTATCACCTGGCGGATTATAAGCACCAGCTGGAGATGGCGATGGGGATGGTGAATAAGCTGGAGGGGGTGATCGAGGAGCGGAAGCGGACGGGGGACGCGGAGGGGTTGGTGAAGGCGAGGCAGGAGCAAATGCAGGCCAGGGCGACGATGTGGGGGATCCAGGGGGCGGTGAAGGCGATGGAGCACCTGGTGACGTTTTGCGATACGGGGGAGGGGATTGGGCCGCATGAGGATCGGATGGTGAGGGAGGCGAGTCATCGATGAGCTATACGCTGGTGGATGCGATCGAGGCGGTGCAGGTGCTGGTGGAGGGGGTGACGGGGATCCGGGCGGCGCCGGTGTATGCGCCGGAGAGTTTGTCCGTTTTTCCCATTTCTGTGGCGTTCCCTGGTAATTCTACGTGGGAAATTGGGCCAGTGGGGAGCGGAAAATCACTACAAACGATTGTAGTGGAGATCCATTTGCAGCGGGTGGATCTGCCGAGGGATATCCAGGCGGCGATGGCGTTCAGCGATGCGGTGCCGCTGGCGATTTTGGCGGATCCGACGTT